TAAAATGCCGGAAAAATTTCCTTGCGTTGAGATCTTCGCCAAAGATAAAAAGGAGGCCGCCGAGGCCATTTTAACCCAGTCGAGTAGCTATGGAAAATTTACCGAAGAGGGATTATATGGGTTTATTCATGAATATGATTTAGTGGCTGATTTTGCAGAGCTAAAGGACGGGTTAGAGCTGCCGGATTTTGATCTGGACGGATTTGAAAGTGGTTGGGTTGACGATGATCCGGGCGGTGATGGAAGTGAAGACGATGTGCCGGAAGTGCCGGAAGTGGCTAAGAGCAAATTGGGCGACCTTTATTTGTTGGGTGAACATCGGGTTTTGTGTGGTGATGCGACGAAGAGGGAAGATGTTGAGAGGTTAATGGATAGGAAGAAAAGGTCTTGACAATGGGTGTAAATAGTTATATATTTAAAGCATGGAAAAATTATTAGATTTAAACGTGGGTAGAGCAGGTGAATTCTTGGTAATGGCGGATTTATTATTGCAGGGGCAAAAGTGTTTCTTGACAGATCAGGGATTGAACTACGATGTGGTGGTTGAAGTTGATGATAAGCTAATCAGGGGGCAAGTTAAGACAACACAAAAGATGCGCGTATTGCATCAAAGCGCACGGCCTATCTATTTTTTTCATATTCGTAGGGCTGGTAATGGCGGTAAAAGACAATATAAATTAAATGAGTTTGAGTTCTTTGCCCTAGTTGCATTGGATATCCGCAAGGTTTTTTATTTGCCTTTTGATGGGGAAGTTGGGACATCCAGTATTTGTATTAGAGACAAGAACATTCAATACCAGAAACAGGCGAAGGGCGGGAAAAAGAACGGTTTATATTATCAAGACCTGACATGGGAGGCATTTATAAATGTCCATAATTTTAATTAGCGACCCGCCATATGGAATTAATATTGTATCAAAAGATGGAAAAATCGGCCATAAAAATTTATGCGAGCAAGGGATATATAACCCGGTTATAGGTGATGAAACAACCGATACAGCAAGGAAAATGTTTGAGGGCGCAAAGTCGCTTTGTGATAAATTTATCATATTTGGAGGAAACTATTTTACCGACTTTTTACCGCCGTCTTCATGTTGGATAATTTGGGATAAGAAGGGCGAGATGAATAGCAATAATTTTGCTGATTGTGAAATCATCTGGACAAGTTTTAATAAACCAGCAAGGATAATCACACATTTATGGCGGGGGATGATAAAACAAGGGGAAAATAGCAAAAGAGTTCACCCAACACAAAAGCCTGTTGATTTATTAGTTAAAATAATTGAAGAATATACCAAAAAAGATGACGTTATTTTTGACCCCTTCCTTGGCTCAGGATCTACATTAATTGCGTGTGAAAAAACGTGCCGGATTTGTTACGGATTAGAACTCGAACCACTGTATTGTGATGTATGCGTGAGCAGGTATTGTAAATTTGTAGATAATAATAAAATCATTAAGAACGGCGAAGAGATAGAATGGACGATGGACCAAAAATAGCCTACATAGCAGGACCATACAAAGCAGCCACACCAAGAGGCATTATTGAGAATATCCAAAAGGCTGAAATTGTAGCGATTAAATACTGGAAGGCCGGTTACGCTGTTATATGTCCTCATAAGAACTCGGCTTTATTCGATGGCATTATTCCGGATGATGAATGGGTTAAAAGGGACTTGGAAATACTTTCTCGGTGTGATGTTATCGTTATGATGCAAGGATGGAAAGATTCTGAGGGCGCAAAAAAAGAACATGATTTCGCCTTGCAAAATGGCATTGAAATAATTTATTATAATTGAATACATAGAATGAATAAATTATGCGAAATAATGGAAAAAAATTAGAAATAGAAAAAAGAAGGCTTGATGTCGCCAGAGTATATTCTCAAGGTTTACATGAACAGCTTGAAATAGCTGAGAAATTAGGTATTAGTCAGCCGACGATAAGCAGAGATTTAAAAGTATTAAAAAAACGGTGGATGAAAGAAGCTGTCGAAGATATTGATCAAGCTAAAGGTGAAGTATTAAGAGAAATACAAGAAGCCAGACGGGTGGCATGGGAGGGATACGAGAAAAGCCTTGATGATTTTAAATCTAAGATTATCAAAGGCCGGGGGCTCGGTAAAGATTCACAAGGCAAGACAACAGGCGAATCTATAGAGCAGACAATTAAGACCGAGGATCGAAATGGTGACCCTCGATTCCTTGAAGTGGTTATGAAGTGCATTGATCGGCGGTGCAAATTGATGGGACTGGATGCTCCGGATAAACATGAACATACGGGCAAGGGCGGTGGCCCTATCCAAATAGAAGAGCAAAGAGCAGCAGTAGAAGAGCGATTAAAAAATGATCCGGATTTAGCAAAAAGGCTTAAAGATGCCATTGGTGGCTAATGAAACCAAAGAAGAAATAAAATTTAAAAATGAAGATCTTGACCTTTTCGCAGAATTAGCAAGATCTGATTTTTCTTTTTTCCCTCAATTAGTATCCGGTAATAAAAACCCAAAGCATATCGATTATATAGCGCATAAAATACAGGCGGCTATTGAAGCGCCTATCGCTGATAAATATAAGCTATTAGTAATATCAGTCCCGCCGAGATATGGCAAAACCCAGTTAATATCTGTTCATCTCCCCGCATGGATGGCTGGCAACTATCCAAAAAAAAGAATGATTATGGCTAGTTATGGCGCTGATTTGGCTGAAACAAACTCTGGTGCGGCCAAAGATATTTTTGAGCATTGGGGGGCTTTGTTATGGAATGTTAAGCCGGGAGAAATTTTCAAAAGGTCGGCATGGAATACAGAGGAGATTGGCGGAGTTGTTGCTTCTGGCGTGATGGGGGCGCAAACTGGTTTTGGTGCAGATCTATACATAATAGATGATTATTTAAAAGATCATGAAGAAGCAGCTTCATCATTAAAAAGAGAGAAAATTTGGAACTGGTTTCAATCTGTTGTGGCAACTAGGCTGCATCCAGGGGCATTATTAATTGTATTCGCCACCAGATGGGACGACGACGACATGATAGGCCGACTTGAGAAACAGTATAGGGAAGAAAAAGAAGAGTTCCCTTTTGACATGGAAATTATCAATCTTCCGGCGATTGCTAGGGAAAATGATCCAATAGGGAGAATTCCAGGTGAAGCTCTTTGGCCGGAACGGTTTAACAAAGCTAAACTTTTAAATATTAAAAAAATATTGGGGCCTTATTGGTGGGCCGCTCTATATGATGGGGACCCTACACCAAGAGGCGGCACTTTGTTTAAATCACAACATTTTAGATATTGGTCGATTGATACCCGCACCGGCGATTATCTATGCTATCGCCAAAATGAAGCAGAGCCCTTAAGAATTAGAAAAACAGAACTTATCCGGCATGTATACGTCGATCCAGCTATAGAAATAAAAAAGAAAAATGACCCTACGGGGATGCTTGCATGGGGATATTCTAAAAAGCATCGTGTTTGGTTGTTACTCGATAGACTTAATGATAGGATAGAACATACCCAAGTATTATCAACGATTAAGAATTTTGCTCTTAAGAATTCATGTATTTTGGCAGGGATTGAAAATGAAAAATTAGGGAAAGTTTTAGTTAAACAATCGGCGGGGAATGATCAAATCGGCGGCGTTAAAATTCCATTCAAAGAAATTCCTACAAAAGGACTTGATAAATACGCAAGGGCCGTGCCGATGGCAACATATACAGAAAACGAAAGGGTGTTTTTCCCCAGGAACGCTCCCTGGTTGGCACAATATGAAGGGATATTAGCAAAATTCCCTAATGTTGCCAATGACGAAGATATTGATTGCACGGCCATGGCCCAGCATATGGAAAATAAAATGTCGGTAACTGAAGCCTTACGAGGCAAGGGATAATAAAAATGTCTACAGATCAAATAAAACAAGCAAAGAATATAGCACAAAAAAGAGATAGTAAAAGGCGGGATATGTTCGTTAATGCCTACTCAGGTTTTGGCGGCACTAAAGATCCCATGACAAGGATTGCTTATAGTGCCGGGACTGTTTTAACTCGATCTGAATTAGAGGCATTATATCGATTCAATTGGGTAGCCAGGCGTATAATCGAAGCAATCCCCGAGGATGCGGTTAGGGAATGGATTGAGATTACTACCGATGATAAAGATTTAATTACGAACTTAAATGGCCGAATGGAAACGCTTAAAGTCCAAAGCAAGATAAAAGAGGCTTTAATTAATGCCAGGCTTTATGGCGGATCGGTAATTATTATAGGTGCCATTGATGGGGGATCACCAGAGAGGCCTTTAAATGAGGATAAAATCAAAAGTATTAATTTTCTTAATGTCTTGGATAGGTGGCAATTACAGATTGATAAAACATATAATGATCCATTACAATCTAATTTCGGTGAGCCTGAATTGTATCGACTGCAAGCCATTACTTTAGGATCATCAACCCCAAACCAAAAAATACACGAATCTAGGGTGCTGCGTTTTGACGGTGATTATATCCCGGAAATACTCAAGGTTATGAATTCCGGTTGGTATGATTCTATCTTGACATCGGTGAATGAGGAATTAAAACGGCATGGAACATCTATCCAGGCGGGGGCCGCACTCATACAGGATTTTGTGACGAAAGTTTTAAAACTCCCGGATTTAGTTGATTTATTGGCTAATGACGATCAAGAAGCAATCCAAACACGGATACAGTATTGCATTTCCAATATGTCACTGCTGGGTATCACACTTATCGGCGAAGATGAAGAATTCAGTAAAATCCAAACGCCGATAGCTGGGCTTGTAGATTTAATTGATCGATATATTGAATTAATTGCTGCAGCAGGGAAGACGCCCAAGGCTAGATTGTTCGGACAATCTTTAGGTGTCCTGGCGGGTGCTACAGAAACAACCAGGGCGTATTATGATTCGGTGGGAGCTTATCAGAACGATCATTTAAAAGATCAAATTGAAAAATTAATCAGAATATTTTTTAAGGATCAAAGCGCACCTAACAAAGGCATAGAGCCGGAAGAATGGTCATTTAAATTTAACTCTTTATGGCAGCCATCCCAAAAAGAGACTGTTGAAACTAGGAAAATGCAAGCCGAGACTGATAAAATATACACTGATATGGGGGA